CAACATCCACGGGGTGGTGTTTGACGAGCTGCATACCCAGCCGAACCGGAAGCTCTTTGATGTTATGACCAAAGGCTCCGGGGACGCCCGGATGCAGCCTTTGTATTTCCTCATTACCACGGCGGGGACGGATACCCATTCCATCTGCTATGAGACACACCAGAAAGCCAAAGACATCCTGGAGGGGCGCAAAGCAGACCCGACCTTTTATCCCGTGATCTACGGGGCGGAGGAAACGGACGACTGGACCGACCCGAAGGTGTGGAAAAAGGCCAACCCTTCCCTGGATATTACCGTGGGGATGGATAAGGTCAAAGCCGCCTGCGAGTCGGCGAAACAGAATCCGGGAGAGGAAAATTCCTTCCGGCAGCTTCGGCTCAACCAGTGGGTAAAACAGGCGGTGCGCTGGATGCCGATGGAAAAGTGGGACGCCTGCTCCTTCCCGGTCTCCGAGGATGACCTGGAAGGCCGTGTGTGTTACGGCGGTCTGGACCTGTCCTCCACCACAGACATCACGGCCTTTGTCCTGGTGTTCCCTCCGATGGACGAGGAGGACAAATACTGCATCCTCCCCTATTTCTGGATACCGGAGGAAACCCTGGAACTGCGCGTCCGGCGGGACCATGTCCCTTACGATGTGTGGGAGCGCCAGGGGAAGCTCATGACCACGGAAGGGAACGTGGTGCATTACGGCTACATCGAGAAATTCATTGAACGCCTGGGGGAACGGTTCAACATCCGAGAGATTGCCTTTGACCGGTGGGGCGCTGTGCAGATGGTGCAGAACCTGGAGGGCATGGGCTTTACAGTGGTCCCCTTTGGGCAGGGCTTTAAGGATATGTCCCCGCCGACCAAAGAGCTGATGAAGCTGACGTTGGAAGAAAAGATCGCCCACGGTGGCCATCCGGTGCTGCGGTGGATGATGGATAACATCTTCATCCGCACAGACCCGGCGGGCAATATCAAAGCAGATAAGGAAAAATCCACGGAGAAGATTGACGGGGCGATTGCCACCATCATGGGGCTTGACCGGGCGATCCGCTGTGGGAACGAATCAGGAGCCTCCGTCTATGACAGCCGGGGGCTGCTTGTGTTTTAGAAGGGAGCGTGACAGATATGGGATTTTTCAGCGGGCTATTTCGTTCCAGGGACGCCCCGAAGAACCGCACCAGTGGCAGCGCCTACAGCTTTTTCATGGGAGGAAGCACCAGCGGGAAACGGGTAAATGAGCGTTCCGCCATGCAGATGACAGCGGTGTACTCCTGCGTCCGCATCCTCTCTGAGGCGGTGGCTGGGCTGCCGCTGCATCTTTACCGGTATACGGAGAACGGAGGAAAGGAAAAAGCAGTGGAACATCCGCTGTATTTCCTGCTCCATGATGAGCCGAATCCGGAGATGACTTCCTTTGTATTTAGAGAAACTCTGATGACACACCTGCTCCTCTGGGGAAACGCCTACGCCCAGATCATCCGCAACGGCAAAGGGGAAATCCTGGCGCTGTACCCGTTGATGCCGGACCGCATGACCGTGGACCGGGATGATATGGGGCGGCTGTACTACGAATACCGGGTCAGCAATGAGGATGCGCCCACCATGAAGGGTAGCACCGTGCGGCTGCGGCCCTCGGATGTGCTGCATATCCCAGGGCTTGGGTTTGACGGACTGGTGGGGTATTCCCCCATCGCTATGGCGAAGAATGCCATCGGCATGGCAATCGCCTGTGAGGAGTACGGGGCGAAGTTCTTTGCCAACGGCGCACAGCCCAGCGGCGTGCTGGAGCATCCGGGGACCATCAAGGATCCCAGCCGTGTGAGGGAAAGCTGGACGCAGACCTTCGGCGGCAGCCAGAACGCCAATAAGGTGGCGGTGCTGGAGGAGGGCATGAAATACACGCCCATCTCCATCTCCCCGGAGCAGGCGCAGTTCCTGGAGACAAGGAAGTTCCAGATCAACGAGATCGCCCGCATCTTCCGTGTGCCTCCCCACATGGTGGGCGACCTGGAAAAGAGCAGCTTTTCCAATATCGAGCAGCAGTCATTGGAGTTCGTGAAATACACCCTGGACCCCTGGGTATCCCGGTGGGAGCAGGGCATGGTGCGTTCCCTGCTGGCTGCGGAGGAGAAAAAGGAATATTTTATCAAATTTAACGTGGATGGGCTCTTGCGCGGGGATTACCAGAGCCGGATGAACGGGTACGCCATCGGGCGGCAGAACGGCTGGATGAGTGCCAATGACATTCGGGAGCTGGAGAACCTGGACCGTATCCCGGAAGAGCTGGGCGGCGATCTGTACCTCATCAACGGCAACATGACAAAGCTGGAGGATGCAGGCATCTTTGCGGCAGGGGCAGCCACGGAGGAAGGAAAGGAGGAAGAATCCGATGAAGAGATTCTGGAGATGGAAGAACCAGACGGCGGGTCAGACACACCAGGAGGAGAGGACGCTGTTCCTAAACGGCACCATCGCAGAGGAAAGCTGGTTTGATGATGACGTCACGCCCCAGCTTTTTAAGGATGAGTTAAATGCCGGGACCGGCGACATTACCGTCTGGATCAACAGCCCCGGCGGGGACTGCGTGGCGGCGGCACAAATCTACAATATGCTGATGGACTATCCCCATAACGTGACCGTAAAGATCGATGGCATTGCAGCAAGCGCGGCCAGCGTCATCGCAATGGCCGGCACAAAGGTGCTGGTATCGCCGGTATCCATGCTGATGATCCATAACCCCATGACGGTGGCGATGGGCGATACCGCGGAAATGCAGAAAGCCATCGAGATGCTGGGGAGCGTGAAGGACTCCATCATCAATGCCTACGAGATCAAGACCGGGCTGTCCCGGACAAAGCTGTCCCACCTGATGGACGCTGAGACCTGGATGGACGCGAACAAGGCAGTGGAGCTTGGCTTTGCAGACGCCATCCTGCAACGGGAGGATATCCCGGAGGACGTGGAGCCGTCTGCGGTGTCCATGCTCTATTCGAAAGCCGCCGTGGTCAATTCCCTGATGGATAAGATCGCGGCGAAATGTATCACAAAACCGAAAAACGAACCCCAGGGCCGCTCTGTAGATAGTCTCTACGAGCGGCTCAATCTTTTGAAAAATTAAGGAGGATTTTGTTATGACGATTCTTGAACTGCGCGAGAAGCGCGCAAAGGCATGGGAAGAGGCAAAGGCGTTTTTGGATTCCCACAGAAACGAGAAGGGCGTCCTGTCTGCGGAGGATGACGCCGCCTACACCCGTATGGAGCAGGAGATCACGGACCTGGGAAAAGAGATTGCAAGGCTGGAGCGCCAGGAGGCTTTGGAGGCGGAGCTGAACCTTCCCGTCAACAAGCCCATCACGGCAAAGCCCATGAACGGGAAACTGGAGGACGGGAATAAGACCGGACGGGCTGCGGAGGAGTACCGCACCAACTTCTGGAACATGATGCGTTCCAAAGCGCCTATGCCCGCCGTTGTCAACGCCCTGCAGATTGGCACGGATTCCGAGGGCGGTTATCTGGTACCGGATGAGTACGAGCGCACCCTGGTGGAGGCACTGGAGGAGGAGAACATCTTCCGGCAGCTTGCGAAGGTCATCCAGACCTCCAGCGGCGACCGCAAGATTCCCGTGGTAGCCACGAAGGGAACGGCGTCCTGGATTGACGAGGAGGGCGCATTTACGGAGAGCGATGATTCCTTCGGCCAGGTATCCATCGGCGCTTACAAGCTGGGTACCATGATCAAGGTTTCCGAGGAACTTTTAAACGACAGCGTCTTTGACCTGGAAAGCTACATCTCCCGTGAATTTGCCCGCAGGATCGGCGCAAGGGAGGAAGAGGCGTTCTTTACGGGAGACGGTTCTGGGAACCCCCTGGGCATCCTGGCGGCAACGGGAGGCGCAGAGACCGGCGTGACCGCTGCCTCCGCAACGGCAGTGACCGCCGACGAGCTGATGGATCTGTTCTACAGCCTGAAATCCCCCTACCGCAGAAATGCCGTGTGGGTGCTGAACGATTCCACCATCAAGGCGGTGCGTAAGTTAAAGGATGGCAACGGCCAGTATCTGTGGCAGCCTTCCCTGACCGCAGGCACCCCGGATACCATCCTGGGCAGGCCGGTGAAAACCTCTGCCTATATGCCCGCCATCGCAGCCGGGGCCAAAACGGTTGCCTTCGGGGATTTTTCCTACTACTGGATTGCGGACCGGCAGGGGCGTTCCTTTAAGCGCCTGAACGAGCTGTATGCAGCCACTGGGCAGGTCGGTTTCCTCGCCTCCCAGAGAGTGGACGGCAAGATGATCCTGCCGGAAGCCGTGAAGGTGCTGGTACAGAAGGCTTCATAAGGAGGGCGGCGTGTGATGGGCATTGAAGATGCAGAACTGCTAAAAAAGGTAAAGGCGAACCTGATCTTAGAGCATACGGCGGATGACGAGCTGCTGAAGGGCTACATCACCGCCGCCGTTTCCTATGCGGAGAGCTACCAGCATATCCCGGAAGGGTACTATGCGGACAACGCCATGCCTGCCACCACCGAGCAGGCGGTCATCCTGCTTGCCAGCCACTTCTACGAGAGCCGGGATGGTTCCACGGGAGGCTTCTTTGCAGACAATACGGCAGCGGCACAGCAGGTGTGGAACACCGTCAATCTGCTCCTGCGGTTAGACCGGGAATGGAGGGTGTGAGTATGAGCTTTGGAAAAATGAATGCCTTTATCGACATTGCCAGGACACAGACCGTAAAGGATGACGAGGGATTCTCCCAGGAGAAGGAGGTAGTCCTTGCCTCGGTGCGGGCCTACCGGGAGGGGCGGCACGGCAGTGAGAAATGGGCGAACATGGCCGTGTTCTCTGAGGCTACCGACCTGTTCCGCTTCCGCACCATCCCCGGCATGGAGGTTACGACAGCCATGCGGATTCTCTGTGACGGACACATCTTTGAGATCACATCCGTGGAAGATGTGAAAGGCCGGGGGATGTATATTGAGGCGCTGGTAAAGGAGGTCAAATCGAGTGGAGCGTAAGCGGAGCAGGGCTCCCGCAAAGCCGCAGGCTTTGTGGGAAAAGGAGGAGTACCGGAATGAGTGAGCTTTGCCGCTTGCGGCAAAGCGAGGGATATGGAGGTTACGACGACGTGGCTAAAGTGGAAGTAAAACTGCCGGAGGACTTTCTTCTGAAGCTCTCCCGGCTGGGGACAAAGACGGATGAAATCTGTGAAAAGGCGCTGGAGGCAGGCGGGGAGGTTGTGCTGGGAAAGGTACGGGAAAACCTTTCCGCTGTCATCGGCAGCGGAACGAAGTATGATTCCCGTTCCACCGGGGAGCTGGAACAGTCCCTGGGGCTTTCCCCGGCAAAAATGGACCGGAACGGGAACCACAACATCAAGATCGGTTTTTCCGAGCCCAGGTCGGACGGCGGCAGCAATGCGAAGATTGCCAACATCATCGAGTACGGCAAGCACGGGCAGCCTGCCAAGCCGTTTTTAAAGCCTGCCAGGACTTCTTCCAGAAAAGCGTGTATCGCTGCCATGCAGGAGACGCTGGAGAGGGAGGTGGAGAAGCTGTGAGCCTGTTATCGGAGCTTACGGATATAGCAGAAGGCTGCGATCTTCCCGTGGAAACCGGGGTGTTTTCCGATGAGCCTCCAAAGGAGTATCTGGTCATCACGCCGATGGTGGATACCTTTGCGCTTCATGCGGATAATCTGCCGGAGTTTGAAACCCAGGAGGCAAGGCTGTCCCTGTTTGCGAAGGGCAGCTACACACAATATAAAAATGCATTGGTCCGCGCCCTGTTGGGCGCGGATTTTACGATTACGGACCGGCGGTACATCGGGCATGAGGATGATACCGGGTACCACCACTACGCCATTGACGTGGCGAAACTTTATGGATTGGAGGAATGACTATGGCTACGATTGGCCTTGACAAGCTGTATTACTCGAAGATCACCGAGGGTACAAACGGCGATGAGACCTATGCCACCCCTGTGTCTTTGGCAAAAGCCATGACCGCAGAGCTGTCGGTGGAACTGGCCGAGGCGACGCTGTATGCGGACGACGGGGCGGCGGAGGTTGTAAAGGAGTTCCAGAGCGGGACTCTGACGCTGGGGGTGGA